TCATGTGCTCGACGACGTAGCGCACGGCGAGCTCGACCGGACCCGGAATCGGGTCCTCGCCCAAGCAGTACGCGCGCATAGTGCGGTCAGCAATGCCGATGGCGCGGGCCATCTTGACCTGGGACAGGCCCCTGTGGGCGAGCTGGCGACGGAGTTCGGCTTTGTTCATGGGGGCGAGTATAGGCGAAGTGCGCCTAGGCCGTCAAGTCCTATGTTCTCCTTCTCCGATCTGAGCGTATCTACCGCTTGCAAATGAATCCAAGTAGCCATTCATCATTTTCCGCCTTGATTCCAGCCCGACTCGGATGCGGATCATGAACCACGATGCCTCCTTTACCGACGCAGGTGTGCCGAGTCCCGCGAGGACTAATCCCACTGATGGTATGGTGACAATCCAGAATCTGAGACCATTCGGGAAGAATCTTGGCGTCGAACTGTATCTCGAAGTAAAACAGTCCCAAGGGCTCTAGGAATTTGATTAGATGCCCACGCCACTTATCGCACGGCTCATCAGTCCATTCGTCGATACCGCAAAAATGCGGAACTTCAGATGCCGGCAACTCAAGGATGCTGGCGATAGAGCACCGAAAGCAATCCCCAATATTCTCTGGTGGCTCGTGCATGATGGTCATGTCAACGGGCTTCATTTATCACCTGAGTGCTGTTGAGCGCATCATGCCGCGAACATATCGGATTGGGCGGCGGCGCCTTTCAGATTTTCGACCGCTTGCCGCCAGTATTCCTGCTTGAGTTCGACTCCAATAAAGCGCCGACCGGCCTTGAGTGACTGGTATCCCTCGGAACCTATCCCCATGAACGGCGATAGCACCGTATCCCCAGGGTTGCTCCAAAGCACGAGCGCCCGCTCGATCACGTCGAGCTGCAAGGGGCAGAGATGTTTTTCGTCCTTCTCAGATCGCGCGGCCTTCACGTTGAGGACATTCGTCTGGTTGACCGTCATCCAAACAGGGGATGCCCACTCCTGCCACTGTTCGACTGGGAATTCTGCTGCCTCATGCGTGATAGGTGACTCATTCTCTCCGGGCTTGACGAAAGTCAGGAGATAATCAGGCATGCCGCCTCGAGACTTCGCACTATCGCTTCGGAGCTGCTTGTAGAGCAGCCCGACATGCTTCGTACGAGTCATCTCGACCACTGGGCATTTCCAAATCGTTCGGCGGCTATGCATGATCCAGCCTGCCTCCTGATGAATGCGGATGATATCTCCAGAAAAGTCCCGGATGCCGACCGCTCCATCCTTCCATTTCGTCATCGGAAGGTCGGAACAATGCACGGCCGTCAGGCGTCCCGGCTTGGTCAGCCGGAATTTCTCGCGCACCAGATAAGCGTAGTGCTCTGCAAATTCTCCATCGCTTGAGCTATTGCCCATATCAGCCGCTGAATCGGAGTAGACAAACAGCGACCCGAAAGGGGGACTGTAGACGGAGAAATCAATGCATTCGTCTGGTAGTTGAGAGGCGATGCTCACGCAGTCGCCCTGATAGGCGGCCCAAGAATCCCCGTGCGCTTCGTTCAGGCAATCCATGATGGCAATTTCCCCTTGGCGGTTGGTTTATAGGCTATCTTTGTCGCGCTCTCACGGCTGCGATTGCGGCGCATCGCCTCGCGCATAGCCGCTTTCATGCTCGCGTGGTCATCGGCCTTGCGATCGATCACGCGGCCAATGGAATCCTCGCCCTCGGCGACGATCAGATGCGCCTGGACCTCGCGCGCCTGGCCGAACCGCCAGAAACGGCGGACAGCCTGGTACCACGCCTCGTATGAGAACGAGCGGCCGACGAAAACCGTGCGCGCGCAGTGTTGCCAGTTAAGCCCGAACCCCGCGACCGAGGGCTTGGTCACCATGACGCGCGCCGATCCATCAGCAAACGCCTCAAGATTCGCCTCCTTGCGCTTCGGCGGCATGGAGCCCCGAACCTCTACGACGCCGGCAGCGCCGCTGAGATGCTCCAAGACCGCGTCCGCTTCATAGTCGGTATCGGTCCAGATCACCCACGGCTCATTCGTTTCTGAGAGTGCGAGGTCTACGGACATGCGCGCTCGACGGTCGGCTGTCGCTCGTTTAACCTCATGCAGATTCGTGGCGCTAACCGGCTCATCGCCGAACAGACCTCCCGTGAGGGTCGGAGCAGATTCGGCTGCGCGGTGACGGCAGACCTTGATGGGCGGCAGCACAAAGCCGGTATCATCGCCCCCGAGATCGGACGGCAATTGTGCCAGCCTGCACCAGGATGCCATCCAGTCCCAAAACGCCTCGACGCCATGGCGCTTCAGGCGCCATTGCTGGCTGGCCTGTGACGTGTCGTTGATGAAGAAACGCGACAGCATCTCGTTCGATGCCATGACGCCGCAGAAGTCAGAATACTGGCCCAGCTCCATGTGATCGTTCGGCGCAGGGGTCGCGGTCGCAGGCATTCGGAACCGCTGCGCTCTGAATGCCTCCGTCAGTGCTCGCGTAGTTTTGCCGGTGAAGGATTTGAGGATGCTTGCCTCGTCTAGAGTCACCGCCCCGAACGCGGACGGATCAACTAGATGAAGCCGATCATAGTTGCAGACGTTGATCCCCTCGCGCGCCTCAGATTGATCGCGAATCACCCGCGCGTCATAGCCGAACTTGCGCGCCTCGCGCTCGATCTGCTTTGCCACTGCCAGCGGCGTCAGGATGAGCGCCCAGCCGTTTGTGTTCTGGCGGGCGTGCTCGGCGTATTCAAGCTGCACAAGCGTCTTCCCGAGGCCCGTATCGAGGAATAGACCGCCAGAGCCAACACGGAGCAGAAACTCGACACAGTGCTTCTGGAATGAGAAAAGATGAGAGGAAAGGCGTGGGACGCTATGCAATCCGCGTACGGGAGCGCGCGCAGCCTTGCGCTCAAGAAAGTCCTGATAGTTTACCTGTGATGCAAGCATAGGTTTCGCTCAGTCTCTAAACTGTTAGCGTTTATCCAGTGCGCGCGACAAGCGTCCAAGTGATTCGCGCAATTTTCGAGCAGCTCGTTCTTCTTTGGACTCGAAGGACCGAGCAACCGCCAAAAAAATTCCCGCCACGATGGCTATAGCCAAAGCGAGCGCCAGTCCACCCCAAAATGGGGCTGTGACCCACCACCACGACCAAGTAATGACGTGCGTGAGCTTCAGGACGATGAAGGCGACACCAAGAAGGCCGAGGACGCCGATGCCGTCGCTACTTGAATTGAAATTGCTCATTTCGATTGCTCTCCTTTGGAATCAGTAACGAACCCATTGCGCCTGACGGTTTCTTGCAGATCGCGCGAGCCCAAAATGACGCAGCCGGCATCGTCGTCTACTCCCCATAGAGCGACTAGGCATGCCTTTAGCGCATTCTTAAGACGTGTCTGTTCCTCCTCTGGCGTCAGACCTTCCGCATAGGCTGACTTCAAAAGTCTGGAGGCCATACGCACTTCCTCTTCCCAGAGGATGCACACCTTGAAGCTAGATGATTCAGCCATGCTTATCTCCTGCCTTCTCCAACGGCTCCTCGATGATGTCAACTGATCGCCAGAAAGCGCGTTCCATTGCCTCCGCTTCAGCACGAGTCATTCGACGCCCTGGATTATCACTAGGCGAAGGAATAGCGGGATTCTTTCTGTCACATCCACTACAGTTCATCGGCGTACCGTCGCGAAGAGAAGCTGCGAGTCCCCAGCACAACAGCATGTCCAAGTGTTCCTGCATCGTGGCCGAGCAGCAGCGCGGAATTGCCGCCTTGTATTGCTCTTGCGTGAAATCACTCATGTTCCGTTCCCTGAGTCACAGGCGACCCGTTGTATTGTTCAGCCAGCCGCTCTCGTACCCACGCCGGCAGGCGCGCCTGCTTCCACAGGAATCTGTCCTGCTCGCAGGTAAAGCTCGTCAGCATCGCGCCGTTGCCGACGGGGTAGAAGTTCCGATACAGCGCGCGCTTGCGGTAGCCCGGAATGCGCAGCCCTCGGATGAAGCGCTTGAGTTCGCGGCGCTGCTCGAGCGTGCCATAAATTCTGTCAATCCCGGCCATGGCTACTCGCTGCACACGCAGGTCGGGCAGTGGGGCGCGCCCCTCGGCGCCCGCGGCAGCGGCATCCAGTGGGTCGCCTTCCACAAGCTCCCCCATTGACCATAGGGTCCCATGACGATGTGCGGCTCCCCATGCGCCGTAATCGGGCGCCCCGAGGTGTCGGCCCAAGTTTCCTCCTCAGATTTCGGCGCGATCAAGAACAAGCATGCGGGACCGCGCGGGGCTGTTTCGATGGGCTGCCAGTCGCTAGCCAGCCGCGTCAGCCGCTCGACCTCCGCGCGCTGGCGGTCGATCTCAGCAAGAGCTTCCGCATAGCTATCCTCGTCTACTCCGACAAGATATCGACCTGAATGTTTCGGATGCTCCATATCGCCGCGTAAAAGCATGGTGGGCGACCATTCAGGAGTCAGCCCATTTGAGGTGAGCGCAGCTTCGGGTGCCTCGACGGGGCCGGCGGTGGGCTCATCATCAGGATCGCTGGCGATCTGCTCACGCAGCGTTTCAGCCGAAGGTAATTTCATACTCGCCTCCAAATGCCTCTGGTTAGGAATCCGTGCCACTTCTGCCCCGCTGGCATTACGATAGACGGGATCACCGTAATCGTCCCATCTTCGTGTTCGGTGACGGTGTGAACGGCTGGATTCAAAAGACAAGTTTCGCCAGTGGGCGCAACCACTTCCCACCATGCCATGCGAGGCTCCCACTTTGCGTGCGGATGGTCCGGTGCCCGTCCGTAGTCTCCAGCTTCCAACGGCGGCAAGAAGCCTTCTGCCGTCGGCATGACGCGGCGTCCGATTACCTCATCCTTGGTCAGATGCTCGCTAGCCATTCGTCGCACTCCTGGCGCCATTGTTCGTGACGCGGATGGGAATTGTTCTCTCGCAAATCTAGAAGCAACCGGCGAGCCTCTTGAATTCTGCCCTGCATCCGATTGAAGTCGGATACGCTGAGGACGTAGTAGTCCTTGCTCAATTCGCCAACGGCCGGGGTCAGCTCATTCGATGTGAGCGAGTCAGTCATGGCCTGAACTCAAACTCGCCGGGGGATGCGTAGCCGCCGGTATAGATCGTGCTGTACTCGATTTCCAGCAGCAGCCCTTGCGCGATTAAGGACGCGATAAACGCATCATCTTCAAAACTGTACCCTTCTCTCTGGTCCGTATGCTCATCCAAAAATGCGTCAAGGCGCTCAATCGGATCGAAGTCTCGCAGCGCGACGAAAAAACCTCGTACGCTGTAGTCAGAATATTCTCCGTGGTCAATGCAGATCAGGCGACCAGCTTTGACCATGTGTTCTTCAGTGAGGTTATCCACCGAGCATGCTCCTCATAAGAAAGTCGAAGCCAAACCCAAAGCCTTCCTCTTGCGGCGTCTCGGGGGGTTCGCCCAACAATCTTTCGATCATTCGCTGATGCTTCTTGGCTCGCCATGCATCGGCCACCTTGGAATGCTCAGCATGAATCATTTCGTCGCCAGAACCATGGCCCAGCTGTTGGCACTCATAGGGTTTCCCCTCTGAGTGAATGGCGCACTTGCCATTCTTGAACCAATGGCAACCGCCCTCCGGATTGGGAGGGTACATTTCACCACCCTTTTCCCCCTTCAATCGAGGCGCGAGTACAAACACATCCGGAGAATCCACCCACCAATCGACTGCAAGGTGCTTGTCAAACAATTCCTGAACCGTAAGTCCAAGTGCTTTTGCTAGGGGTGCGATTTGAGAAGGCAAGAACCACCCAGGACGTCGGCACGCACTCGCGCATTTTGAACAGGAGCATGCGCCAACTTGGTACTTGGAGGAGTTGTTCATCTCTTCAGTAGTGAGCGCGTCAGAAGTCGCCATTGCGTATCCCGGTCAAAAGATCATCTGTCACTGTCCCGTATCCGTATGGCCAATGAATGAACTTGGCATAGACAAGCGAGCCGGGGTCTTCGGTAGCG